TGTGAAATCAAGTAAAAAAAATATATCACAACATAATGATGAAGGGGGAGGTTCTAAACTTTCCCCTTCTGATTTTTATATTGAAGATGGAAAATATGTCTTCACAAAAGAGTTTCATTTAAAACGAGGAAGTTGTTGTGGTAACGGATGTAAAAATTGTCCTTACTTTCCTCGTCACAAAAAAGGAAACACAACTATATTTATTGAAAATGGCTAATGGTGTAACATATGGTGTAAATTTTCCTTTTGTGGATTCTTTGGTTGGTGACTACGTATCACTTTCTCAAAATCCTGACCAAGAGATTAGAAGTAGTTTAATTCATTTACTTTTGACTAGAAAAGGAAGTCGTTATTATTTACCAAATTTCGGTTCAAGACTTTATGAATTTATTTTTGAGCCGTTTGATGGAATTACTTTTGAAGCGGTTAAAGATGATATTAGAGATACGGTTTCTGAATTTATACCTAATCTAACAATAAATGATATTATTGTTTTACCATATGATGAATATGAAAAAGAATATGGTTCATTGGGTAGTGTTAATTATGAAAATTTAGGAAACGGTGTTTATAGGGTTGCGGGTAGAGGAACAACAGAATACACAGCTAAAATAAGAATTGAATACACAATAACTGACAATACGTTTCAAACAAGAGACTTTATAATTATTAATATATAACATGGCACAAAGAAGAATATCATATACCGTAAGAGATTTTGCGGCAATAAGACAAGAACTTATTGATTATACAAGGAAATATTATCCTGATATTGTACAAAATTTTAATGACGCATCCATATTCTCAGTTTTTTTGGATTTAAACGCTGCGGTTACAGATAACCTTCACTATCACATTGATAGAAGTATTCAAGAAACAGTTTTAGAATTTGCACAACAAAGAAGTTCTTTGTATAATATCGCAAGAACATATGGATTAAAAATACCTGGTAATAGACCTTCAGTTGCGGTTTGTGATATTACAATTAATGTTCCCGTTTCAGGTGACAGACCAAACGTGAATTACATGGGTACCATTAAAGCTGGGTCACAATTTGTTGGTGCGGGACAAAACTTTGAAAATTTAACTGATATTGTTTTTTCAAGTCAGTATAGCTCATCAGGACAACCCAATCAAAAAGTAATTCCTGTATTAGATACTAATAATAGAGTTATAAGTTATAACATTACAAAAAGAGAAATTTTAGTTAATGGTATCACTAAAGTATTTAAAAAAGTTGTTACACAGGCAGACGCAGTACCATTCCTACAATTATTTTTACCAGAAAGAAACGTATTAAATGTTACATCAATAATTCAAAAAGACGGTATTAATTATCAAAACGTTCCACCATATTCTGATTTTATATCACCTGATGGAAAATGGTATGAAGTTCCAGCTTTGGCTGAATCAAGAGTTTTTATACCATACGCTGGTAAAACCGCAAGTCAAGGTATCACACCTGGTATATTTGTGGATACTAATAATAGATACATTACAGAGTTTACACCTGAAAACTTCATGAAAATAACTTTTGGAGGTGCAAATACAACCGCAGACCAACAATTGGCTCAGTTTGTCCAAACAGGTGTAGTTCCAAGAATTAACGATTATCAAAATAATATTAATCTTGGTTTAATACCAACACCAAACACAACTTTATTTGTTCAGTATAGAGTTGGTGGTGGATTAGAAAGTAATGTGGGTGTAAATGTTATTAACACAATAGGTAATTTAGATATGGTGTTTAACGGACAGACAAACGCGGCTGAACAAGCTAGAGTAGTGAGTTCCGTTCAGGTAACAAACGTTACTGCAGCAGTTGGAGGTTCTAATCCTCCATCAATAGAAGAAGTAAGAAATTTAGTTACATTTAATTTTAGTTCACAAAACAGAGCGGTTACGATTGGTGACTACTACGCATTGATAAATAAAATGCCTGGTATATATGGTGTACCTGCTAAGGTTGGTGTGTTAGAATTAAACAACCAAATTTATATAGCACTTTTAAGTCAGGATACTAACGGTAAAATGACACAACTTGTACCTGAAGTATTAAAAGAAAACATTAGAACTTATTTGAACGATTTTAGAATGACCAACGATAGTTTAACAGTACAAACCGCAAAAGTTATTGACCTAAGGTTTGATGTTTCTGTCACATTAGAAAAATCAACAAATCAAAATGCGATTATTGCGGATATAATTGACACCATAGCATCTTATATGACACCGTTAGGAAGAGAACTTGGACAAAATGTGATAGTATCTGAAATAAGAAAAATAGTACAAGAACTTAGAGGTGTTGTATCAGTATCAGATATTAAAGTGTTTAATATGGTGGGGGGAAAATACTCAAGTTCACAAACCGCACAGGCGTATCAAGATGTTGCAACTAAAGAAATAAGATTAATTGACGACACTATATTTGCACAACCAACAGAATTTTATCAAATAAGATATGATAACACCGATATTGGTGTTAGAGTAAAACAATAATATTCACAAGGTTCTTTCTTAAACTACTATTGAAAATAGACAACAAACTATTTATCAAAAAGTAAGTATGACAAAATCATATAGATTAAGAACAAAAGTAGATTCACAAGCTGAAGACCAAGAACTTAGAGTTAATATTGACCAAGATTTTGATTTCTTGGAAATTCTTTCATTAAAATTAACTCAAAGCGACGTTTATAGACGATTTTGTGCCGACTATGGCGTTATTGCAGGTCGTGTAGTTGCAAACTGTGGATTCTGTATTCCAAATGCCAAAGTATCTATATTTGTTCCAATACAAACCGAAGACATAAACAATCCTGTTATTAGTTCACTATATCCTTACACATCTATTTCAGACAAAAATGAAGATGGATATAGATATAATTTGTTACCTTACGAACCATCATATGAAGGGCACGTACCAACAGGAACATTCCCAAGTAGAGAAGATGTACTTAATAGAAAAGAAGTTTTAGAAATATATGAAAAATATTATAAGTACACTGTAAAGACAAACGAATCTGGTGACTATATGATAGTTGGTGTACCAATAGGAGACCAACAAATTATTGTAGATGTTGATTTATCAGACATGGGTTGTTTTTCTTTACGTCCATCAGATTTGATTAGAATGGGTAGGGCAACAAGAGAACAATTTGATGGGAATAATTTTAGAAGTTCTACCGATTTAGCGTCTTTACCACAGATTGTTAATTTTACAAGAAATGTAAACGTTTCTTCTTTTTGGGGTGAAGCTGTTGAATGTCAAATAGGTGTAACAAGAGTTGATTTTGATTTAAGGGATTTAAATATTAATATCGAACCTACCGCTCTTTTTATGGGTTCAATATTTTCATCAAGTGATGAAGATTATTTAAAAAATAATTGTAAACCAAAAACAGAACAAGGTGATTTATGTGGATTAGTAACAGGTCCAGGTACCTTATTAGCCATTAGACAAACAATTAATTTAGACACTGAGGGTAGGCCGATTTTGGAACAATATTCATTACCATCAGGTGGTAAAGTTATTGATGAAAACGGAGCCTTTGTTGTTGATGTTCCAATGAACTTAGAATATCTAACAACTGATGAGTATGGTAATTTTGTTGTGTCACAAGACCCAAGAGTCGGTATACCATCTAAAGCCAAATACAGATTCAAAGTAAAATATGATAGTGCAGAAAAAGACATTGCAACATTAAGACCAACATCTCCAATTATTAATAATAATTTTATTAACTTAGACGCATTTTCACCAAAAGGAAGTGTATTAAGAGGTAATTTTCTTGTACCCAATATAAAAGAATACGGTTGGACTGGAGGTGCTGGCTCACCACTTGTTGACCCAGCGACTAAAGAAAATTTATATAAAAACGAATTAATAACTTTAGAGTTTACCAATAGTGAAATAGAACAAGAGTTATCTTTTATTGCAGGTAATAACGCATCATATAGAATCCAAAATATGTCAGGAGCGACAGGTGTAAGAATTCAAATTAATGATGTTATTGACAATACTAAATGGATTGATACACCAAACGGAGGCACTATAAAAATTACAGCAATTAAAAAGACCGAGATTGTAAATATAAACGGTGTAGACGTTGAACAACCTGTAAGGGCAAAAATAACACTAAGAAAATTTGATTATGATTATTCTTTATTTCAAAGGTCATATTCATTTAGTTTAGATTGGGACGATTATGTTTCATATGAAGATGCTATAAATTGTTTTGATACATTTTATGAGTTAACATACAATAAGGTATATACGGTTTCACAATTAATTGACGAATACAGAAAAGGTACAAATAGAGGAAGATTCTTAGGTATTAAAGAAATATTACAAAGGTCTTGTCAAACAGAAGTAAATAAATTTCCTGTTAATGACGGAGTTAGAAATTTTGATTTATTGTATTTTATTTTGGCGATTCTATTTAATATAATATCAATCCTACTTACTGTATTAATCCCTGTATATTCACTAGTAAAATTTCTTTGGAATAAATTTGCGGTATTAATTGCTGCTTTTTTTATTGGATATTGTATCTACAGAGTTGGAAGTAGTGTAGTTGCTCTTGCATTGGCTGCTTGGCCACCACAACCAGCATTTGTATATCGAGAATTAGGTGAGGTACTTCAGTGGGGAATTTTTGGTGGACTAACAATTGCGTTTTTTAAACAAATAACGTCCAAAGATTTACCACCGTTAAAGTTACCGATGTTAACATACCCTGATTGTTCGGCTTGTGATTGTGGTGAATCTACAATATCTGAGGGTGAATCTGTAACAGGTGAATTTAATATAAGTTATTTGGCGGATATTAACACACCCCAAGTTTATCAACCGTTTGGTTCAAATCCTGGACCAAACGAAGGTATTGTACAATCAGGATTCGGTCAAATTGTTGCAGGAAGGGATGATGTAGATGATGATAAAACGTCTAGTGGTGCTAGAACACCAAGATATAACAATGGTGATAATAAATTTTGGACAGGGTATGGAGGAATTAATCCAACTTTACCAATACCTGAAAGAATTAATCTTTATAATACAAAGGCCCATTATTTTAATAATACCGCTGCGGGTGGTAGTAATAGGATAAAAGTTTTTCCAAATTATACTGGAAACACAACAACAGGTGGTGGATATCAATTTTATGAAGACCAACCTTTAGTATTTTTAAGTGACCCTGGATTCTTATCTAATTATTCTGCAGGGACTATGTTATCCTTTTCATCCGTACAAAAAAGTAAGGACCCGAACATTTCTGCATCAACTCAGACAAAAAACTTTATAGGTACTAATAATGTGACAGGTAATACATTACCAAAGGGTGATAATGTAATTAGTATGACGTATGTACAACCAAACGGTATCCCAACAACGAAAACATTCAGTATTAATCAAAATTTATATACTGGTACTACAATACCATATAATTTTCCTGCTGACATTGAATATTATCAAGTCATAACAGGATACACCTTTCCTGAGTTGACAACAATAATGAATAATAATGTGAGTAAACAAGACTCAACAATATATTCTAATAGTTTTTGGAGTAGAGTTTTAAATGGTAAAGTATCGGTATTTGCTGGTTTTAAAAATAGTGATGGTGATAATACCAAATACGAATTTAACGACAATCCAATTTACAGACTACCTGACGATATGAGAAATAATATGGTTGTCACAATATTAATGAAAGGCGTTGACCCATATTCACCAAGACAAAATACCAGAATTGACATTTCTAAAATTTTTGGTTTACAAGAAAATACACTTAGATGTGAAGGTAAGTTTAAATTAAATGTGCCAATACAAACAGGTTTAACTTTAGATAATTACTCACAATATACAACAAATCAAAATACACAAATATTTTATCAATCATCATTTTTTACCGCATCAACTCAAACTGTTAGTGAAAAACTTTGGCGATATTCCGCGTTTACAACTAATAATCATAATCTTTATAGTTCATATAATAATTTAACTATTGATGGTAATAATTCTTTTAGAACAAATTCACCTGATGGTTATTATAATAATGAATATGTTATGGGCGGTTCTCAAATGATACGAAACACACCATACAAAGAATCTGTTTTAGAATGGGGTAAAAATACAGATATTGGTTATTATCTATACGATAGAAGCGTATATGAGTATACAGCAACAACATTGAATTTAAATAATAGTAACAAACTTGTTATGAGGTCAGATAGATTACCTAGGTCTGATGGATTTGATAACAATTTTGTATTAGCACAAAACAAAACTTTTGCGTTTTATGGTGTTAATGAAACTGGATATGCTAATCAAGTATTGGCGGGTGTAAGTACTGGCAGTGACTTTTCAACAGGACAAAACGTAGATTTTGAAGAAGCGTATGGTAGTGGAACAACAAGTGTTTTAAGTAGTTTTAGTTGTGATAAAATGGTACCTATTGGAGCTTATGACCAAGGTAATAATAATACAATGACTTTAAAACCTGAAAGTGACGAAGTTTATTGGATTACAGATAAAAAAGAAAACAAACGTGTTGTTGGTGGTTGTTATCAATTCTGTGTTGAGGATTTAACATTTAAAGCTGATTTAAATAACTTAGGTGAATGGAAAACTAGATTCTTAATTGGTTTAGCAATCTGTAGGAACGTATTTGGTATGACATTTACCAATCAGTGGATTAATGGTGGATTATATATGCCAGGTTTCCAAAATGATAAAATATATCCAAACCTACAAGTAAAAAATCCTGATTACGTATATTGTAGGGATAAAATTGTTTTTAGAATTGAAAATAATAGTTTCTTTTATCGTTCATCACCATTTAGTGACGGATTCTATGGAATGCCTGCGGGGTCAGACGAAAGAGAAAGAGGGAATAAAAATTTCTTAGGTAACCCAACAACCATTATGGATTTAGGTCCTAAAGATAATATAATAAAAAACATTTGTGCACAACCCGAATTTCAAGGGTATTTTGCAGGTAGATTGTTACCTACCACATTTAATTCGTTAGGCGACTTATTACAGCTATTTGTTGTTAGTAGATTATCAAATAAAAATTTCTTAAACGCTATTATTTTTGCTGGGAATCTTTCAGTTGGACAATTCTTCTCAAGAAGAAGTGATAAAATAGATGGTGACTTTGCTCAGTTATCAAGTATAAATTCTGAATTTGGTGTTGTACCATTTTCACCTGAATCATATCAAAACAAAAGTCTTTATTTTAATCAATCTAAAAATCCTGTAATTGGTATATTTTATACTGGTGATACTGAAGATAGAGATTATGTAACACCAGGTCGAGAGGTATTTATTGACACACCTAAAAAATTTGGATTTAATCAGTTTGGTAGAAAGTCACAAGTCGTTCCAATGTATAAATGGAAAATTGATGTGCCTACATCACCTAATACAACATCTAATATTTTTGGTTCCGAAAATAATGATTGGTATACTGGTGAAAACACGCCACAACTTTTTACAAGTTATGAATATCAAGGTATTGATAGATTGAGGAATGATACATACTTCCAAAGTAATAGAACAAAACCAAGTGTTCAAAGACCTGGATATATTTATTCGTCATCTGCTTTAACATCATCAACGGGTCAAAT